CTGCTTCCGTTTTTATTTATAATGTCGTTGACTTTTTCATTTTGTTGTGTTAAACTATCAGTGACGGAAGGGACGACACCGAGCTTGTTACTCGGACCGCCGAGACCTTCCGTCTCTTCTATTATATGGTTGTAATATACGTTGCCCATATTATCTTCCCTTACTGAAAACTTAACAATTTTATCCGATGTCTCCTTGTCTTTTTTGATTTTTATCTTGCTTGCAAGGTAATGCCATTCCTTTACATTTTTATTGCCCTTTACATCAACATCTGACATAATGTATTTACTGTTTTTTATAATCTCAGGCAGATGTTTTATTGAGTTAATTTTGTCCTCATAGGCAGATTGAGAAATAGTTTTGCCTGCTCCTAATATTTTTATTTCTTTACCCCAATCTTCGCTTTTAAACTTCTTACCTGAAAAATTGTCATAAAAATATTCTTCTGCGTTATCTCGTTTTTCATCAATACTTGCACCTTCAAACTCATCACCCTTAACTTCAGCAACAGGCTTTTCATTTTTCAAGCGTATATTTGCTTTTGCACTAAACTCCTGTTCTTTCTTTTTAATATAAGTCTTTATTTCTTCAGGTGTTCTAGGCATTTCCTGCGTGGTTGCTTTTGACTGTTTTTGTTCTTGCTTTGGCTTTTGAGAGTTAGCCTTGCTCTGACCTTCTCCGGATCGCTTAAACTTCCCGTCATCATCTCTTGGATGTTTTGATTCTTGGAAGTTATCTTCGTCTGAAACCTTGGCGCCTTTGACTCTTGCAACTTCGCATAAAGCTACATGGTTTGGTTTGATGTTACGCATAACAAGTTCATAAGGAACTCCGTTGTATTCTCCCTGCTCTCTTACATAATCGCAGACATAACCTACTGACAACTCTCTTTTTTCTTCGGTTTCAATATCTTTTATAGCTTCAGCGTCCCAAACAGATAATGGCGCATAGACAGCATTATTCTTGATGTGAGCTTTGCCAATGGCGCCCACACGTTCCTCTTTTTGCGGGTCCTGCGCAAAATCCATAACATGCTTTTTTAATAACGGCAATGTTTCAAATGCCGGCAACGCTTTCTCAAGTTCATCAATCGGACGCAAAACATTGTATTGCACAGCCGGATCAAGCCCAATCTGCTCATACCCTTTGATCTCGCTGCCAAAATATTTTGACACTTCCGCTTTTGTAATGAGAGAGTCTTCAACAACAAGTCTGCCGTTGTCGTCATAAAATCTCTTTGATGCTGTATCAAAAGTAATTTTTGAAAAAATGTTTTTCACTCTATCACAATCTCCTCATAACAGTTGCATCCGGGTTTTTGAGCCGCATATATATATTCTCCGTCTATTTTGCATCCTTTGTTAATGTCAAACTTTTTTCCGTCTGCTCTCTGATGCGATATTCTTGGTTCTCTGCTTATCCCGCTGTGCCGCCATATTGCTGTATTAAAACCAAGTTCCTTGCACTCCTGTCTGATGATTTCTGCATGTATCTTTCTTGTTTGGTCAACTGCGATGAGTGTTGCCTGCGACTGCGTAATCCCATAAGCTACTACAAGCTGCTTAAACAAAGATGCTGTGCCTTCATTGTTACGCACATTGCTCATTATTGTGTTTTCAATGCGGCTAAAATATCTGTCAGGTATTGTCCTGATAAGCGACACATTTTGTTTGATCGCGGCACTTACTTTGATCTTCATCGGCTCGCTCATAGTCAACTTTATGCCCTTAATTTCAGGTTTAACGTCTTTAACTTTTGCTATTAATCTATTTTGAGCATCTTTGCGTATTTGCAAAACAATTTTTTTTGCAAGATCCTTTGAAAGTTCTTTAGTTTTTTTTGCATACTGCCGTTTTATTCTGTCAAGCTCTTTTTGCACTTCAGTTGCAGGATTACTGTCATTTACAGCTTCAACAACCCTTTTTATGCGCCCCTTCATATACCATTCAATGCTGTTGCGCATATCTTTTACTAATGCTTTGAGTTTATTTTGATATGCCGCCATAATGCTTGACGATTCTGATATTCTTGACACAACTATATTTTTTTTATTTATCATATGTTGACTTCATTTTGGACTTCTTTTTTCCTTGACTTTTTTATATTAAAGAAATATACTTTTGTTATAAGCAGTTGATGTTTTGACAGCAGAAAGTCGCCTTCGCTGCCTCAAAATGATGGGGACCGGTAACCAAATCCGGATGGCGTCCATCCAAAACATTAACTGCTTTTTTATTTTCTTCTTTTAAAGGCTGTTAATAGAAATTTAACATCCTCTCCTTCTTTTACAAAATCCACTACAGCAAGTTTTCCATTTTTGAATATTTCAAATCTTTTGCTATTACCATTAAACCTAAGTTCTCCTGTTTCTATCACATCCGCCAAATCCGATAAGAACTCCTTTACGTTTATCTTCTGCTCTTCCCTGCGCTTTATGATATGAGCAAGCCCTTTTTGTTCATCACCCCAAATAAGACTTATGCTGCCAATATTTTTATTATGAAATGCGTCTGGAACATACCCTCTCTTTTCTTTCATCAGTTTTTCTATAGCAGACTGCCCTTAAAACCTTCGAAACGCTCTCCCATAACTTCTTCAACATTTTTCTTAGATACTTCATTCGTATTTTCTTTCACCTTATTTTCTCCCTCTTCACTCTTGCCGTTCTTGTCTTTATCTATTTTTTGCTCTGCTGTTTTTACATTACTTGTTCCGCTTGTTGTTGCAAACTTTCCATCTTCGTCACGTTTGTGCTTGTCCTCTTCAAAATTGTCTTCATCGGAAACATCAGTCCCTGCAAGCAATTTCTCAATGTCTACATCCCCTTCCCCGCCGTTTACTTCCTTAATCTCCGGTATTTCTATGCCGCCATATCCGCTGTTTTCATCGCCTGCTATACGCTTAGCAACATCAACATTGCTAATTGCGCCCATTTCATAATATGTTCTATCCGTTTCTGCTTTTGACTTATTAATCTCAGCAATGTCTTTTTTGGATAACTTATCAAGCGAATTAAACTCAAACTTCATATTGTTTGGATCTATCTCCGACGAATAACAAATCATGTCAATCAATCTTTTTATAGGATCGCCAAAAATCACTTTTTGCTTTGTTGCGATTGCTTCATAGTATGATTTTGTGTCAAACTCTCCTGTAGAATTAAGTCCGCCCGGAGTTGTCTGCAAAAGCTTTGTCTTTGTAAGTCCAAAAATAATCGGCAACAATTCTAAGTTGGCGTACCAAATCTCTTTTAGTCCCGAAAGAGGCGTATTGATCTGCTGCATAGCCTCATTGCTAGCTGCATCCATAACAACGATACTGTCATTATCTCGTTGCTTAGCAATAGTGGCGATTCGTTTATCCAGACCGCCGTCTACAGATAACGAATTCATTGCATCGTGCGCAAAAATCAACAAAGAGAACTTTTTAACTATGCGCGATACCGCATCTTTATTGCTATAAAAATCAGTTACAAAATCAAAAGCAAGCTGCGCCATCGGAATACCAAAAAACATATATACAGGTTTGAGTATTTGTGGCGCAGGTGTATCAATAAAATAAAGGAATCTTGAACGGTGTACTTTTTTACCTAAAATAAAGAAATGAGACGGCTCATAAAAATCATCTTTAAGCGGGTTAGTTGAATTAAATTCTCCGGGACCTATGTTAATCGGCTCTACCGGTACCAACCCTCTAATTTTGAATGGTGCTAATTTTTTTCTATTGTAATCAGCATCGCCTTCAATGAACAATGGCGTTTCAAGATCCGCATCGTTTGGCTGGGCACCTGTATTATCATCAACAATATCAACATAGACTAAGCATCCGCCAAAAAAGCCTGCGTTAACTGCTGCTTTTCTAAATTTCTCCGGAGTTTTAAGTTCTCTCAGTTTTTTATTAACAAAATCAATGTTTTTATCGTCTGAATCGCTGTCAGCGGTAACAACACTTCCCCACTCTCTTGTTAACTCATCTGATATTATTGTTATGCCTTTTGACATCATTGCGTCTTGCGCAAGTGACGCTAAAAACGGATAACCCATAAAACGTGAATTGCCTAAGTTATTAAGAACTGTTGCATTATTGTTGAAATAACTATCATAGCTGTCCATTACAGACATTCTTTGTTTGTCGTTTTTAATTGCCGAGACTGCATAGGATTGTTTATATTCTTCAACCCTTGACCATTGCCCAATAGCCGCCTCTTTATTTTTAAGAAGCATATCCCAATTAGATTTTATACCGCGATAATTACCCTCGCTAAAAAAAAGTTTAGAGCGCTTTTGATCCATCTTTTGATATTTCAGCAATGATTCCTGCATCTGTTTGATCTCGTTTTTCATTGCCGTGATAATTTTATTGTCTGTTGCTCTCATTTTTAACCCTTTAAAAAGTCCGGATGTATAAAACCGCTTTGCCGTTCTTGTAATGCGTAAATTGTTATATCTACCTGATCATCGTGCGCATGCGAATCATCTCGTGTAAAATTCTGACATTCCGCCATATACTCCGGCATCCAAGGCTTGTTCAAACTATCGTGAGGCACATAATAAAAACCTGCTTCTATGTCCATCAACACATCTTCAAGGCGTTGTGTTTTGTCTGCCACATACAGTTTGCCTTGATAATCTTTTGCCTTTGGCTCCAAAATACCAACAGGAACTTTTCTGCGCCTAAACTCTTGAATCAAATGTATACCGTTAGCCCTGTTTTCAATAGCAACGCATCTTGGTCTTGGGATACCTTGCCCTTGATGAAGAGCATGGAAACCGTCCCAAAGTCCTTGCACTAAATTCAGCACATCAGGACTTTCCCACTTGCCGCGCCATATATCAATCAAATAACAGTTCTTTTGAGAATCGTAGCCAAATAAGCCTATTGCGGTATAATCGCTTGCCTTATTCTTTGTCATTGCCGTATCTGCAAAGAACTTTGTGTACACTAAAGGCGGCAATTCTTTATATCTTTTAAACTTTTCTATCTTTATTACATTCCCACCGTTAGTCTGCGGATTTTGCTGATTTTGCGCTTCAAAATTAAAAGGATCCGAATTTTTTTCTATTTCAAGCGCAGCTATCGGAAACATTTTTGGGAAAAAACTTGTTCCGTCATCATTAATTGATGGAACTATTAACGTTTTCCAGTTCTTTTCCCTGCCATACTTAATTTCATCAAGAATAAATCCGCTTAAATCATTTTTATCTACTCGCTGCATTTCTAACGCTAGCGGAGTTCGCTCTATATCGTTCCTTCTGTTCTTGATTGTTCCTTTGTAAAGATCTATGACATGATTTCGTTTAACTTCACTTCTTGCGTCTTGCGGCTTTTGCGGATCGCTGATCCTAACCATTCCGGAATATATCTTTGAAAATTTTTGCCCGCCGCCAAATCCGGTGATAGCGCCGTCCATTGATACTGCTCTATATTCTCCGCCGTCTTTAATCTTCCACAAACTTTTTGCTTGCATATCTTTGGCAAGTGCTATATCAAACAACTCTTTATATAATGGGCTTTGGATAATCTCCATAAGTTTCTTAGAGTTTTTACTTACAAGATCGTCTGAATAACACAATAAACCATTGTTGCACATTGGATTTAATGCATAAGCCCAACAATCAAAATAAGTAAATATCTCTGACTTTCCGCTTCGTGGTCTTACATTAACAAGCAAATTGAACGGCTCATCAAAAACCATTTCTTCAAGCAGTGCTATCAATGTATCGTGATACGGAGCAAATACAAATCTTCTATTTTCAACTTCAAAGAACATTGTTTCCAAAAAATCCTTAAACGTACTTTGCAAATACTCTCTTGCTGTTGAAGGATCTTCTTTGTATTCTCTTATCCGCCCCTCAAGTTCTACCTCTGTTTGATTCTTTGTTTTCGCCATTGTTTCATTTTCTCTATGTCAGCGGCTTTATTTTTGTTCGTATGCGAAAGCTCAATTTTTTGACTTGGCATACCAAGCGAACGATTAAGCAATTTGTCTAACATTGTGTATACGCCATTAGCCATCCCATTGCTTATACACGACAATAACCATTTGTCTATAACCGGAATGTCGTCCTTAGACTCAATTGCTTTTTTAATCTCTTCCGATGTCATCTGTAAATATTTATCAACCTTCAGCTTATAATCAGCAACCGTCAACTTCTGTAATTCTTTATATTCTTGGGGATAAGGCGGTCTTCCATTTGGATTTCCGCTCTTTCCGGGTTTAAATTGAGTTGCTTCTTTCCCATTGCCTTTTGCTTTGGTTTTAACTTTCACTTTTTTCTTTTTAGTCATAACTTAAAATCTCCGACGAAATAAAACGAAAAAGCCGACAAGAAATCTAAATGGAATGAATAAAACCATTTGGAAAACTCGCCGGCTTATAATTTTTGCGTGATAAAAACTTTCTTAGGTTAAACAAAAAAATACCCCGCGAGAAAAAATATTCTCGCAAGGGGTATTCCTGTTTTTTACCTATTATTGACAAGATTAAAGTAAATTATTCCGTGGAAGTCAAGGGTTTAGTGTTTTAAATTATATTTTTGAGAATAAACATCTAAGACTTCGTTTATCATCGTCTGATACTTCATTCCCGAACGTTTTGCGTATGTCTTGAAAAAATTTAGACTGCGTGCCGTTAAAGAAATTGTTATTTTTGTGCGTGGCTCTTTTTTTACCAAAAGTTCAGGTGGCGGTAAAAAATCAGAAACAACTTTGCCTATTTCTAAACTCTTAGACACCGACTTTGGTGCATCAACGTATTTTATTTTGTTTTTCATATTTTAAACAAGCCAACCTCTTGTAAGTTCTTTCAATTTTCCTGTAGAGTTCTCCCCATGAATTTTGAAATATCGTCTTCTAGCCTTTGATGTTTGCCGCTTCATTGCTTTCTTTTCAGATGGCGTTTCATGTATTTTACAAGGACTTCCGTGCCATTCTAATTTTTGTATTTTCATTTTACACTTTTCCCGTTGATATACAATTCGTTACACGCTAAATCAATATCATCATTCCAAACAATACCGTAACCTGTTTCATCTACCCTCACCTGCTCAAAAAGTCCTTTAACAATTTCAAGCGTCTTGAAAACATCCATATCAAACAAACGTTTAACATCGTATTTTTTTATTTTTTTATTTACGAATGTTACAAGCACATTATACTTTGGCAATGGTTTGACGGACTTGATTTTATAAAACATATCAAAACCTCTTTTTATTTCAAAGGCGCAAGTTTTTTTAACTTTTTAGATTCCCACATTGCAAGTAATTCTTTTTGGTTTTTCTTTGTCCATTCTTGCGACAACGCTAAAGCCCTTGCAGGCAAATCACCCGATGTCATTTCTAAGGTTTTTAAGTCAATAGAACCGATATACTCGCCATACAGCGCATGAATGTGGGGCGGATTATGTTCGTTATAAAACATTTTGATTATAATTCCATAAAATCTGCTTATTACAGGCATTTTTTGTTCTCCTAAACTATAATCTCTTTCTTGTCCATATTATACATACTTTTATACATATTGTCAAGCCTTTTTCATCTCCCTCAGCGGACACCACGAGGGGCGTTCTGTTTTGTGTTTGTATGTGCAAACTGATGTCAAGAGACAATACCTGAATGTTTCATCATAATTATAAATATTCATACGACAAGCCAAACAACTCTCCGGCATCTCAAAGTCCTTGATGATTACGGACATAGTTATAACCTCTCCAAGAAGTCGTCACAAGCAGCTAAATAACCCTGCAAATGTCCTTCGTTGTAATCGTTAATTTCTTCTTTTTTGTTATCTCTTGTATTTTCCATCCTCGCAACCTCCGCCCGAAGTTGTTGACGGGCTTCGTTGATTTTTTCCTCTACTACAGGCAGCCAAACGCCTTTAATTCTCAATCCCTTCTCCAACCTCTCAAACGCTTTCATTTTTTACTCCTTCTTACTTCTTTCGTTGCAAATGTAATTTCAAAACCAAGCCACAAAATTCTAATCATTTTCTTAAAACCTGCAAGACCGCTATAGTCATAAAAACTTATTTTCGGAATATAAAACTTCTCACAGTAAGTAATCTTTTCGTCCCTCATCCCCCCCCCCTCCATTGCCTTGAGTGCTGCACGTGCTAATTCTCTTAGATTATTTTTACCTGCTTCGGACAATCCTTCA